CCGCCCCGATTGTGGTCTTTCCTCTCCGGTTCATGCCGGAAACCCTTGTTGTCTTGCCAAATTCGTATGTCTTATCCTTTACCCCCTTGAAATTTTCAAGTCGCAACGATTTTAAAATCATTCGCATTATTCTACACCCCCCACGATTCCTTTTATTGACAACTCATATGTAACTTTTTCCACAACGCGACCATCTTTACACGTTTTCTTATATCTCCGGCTCTGTAATCTTCCGTATGTGCTTACCTTATCGCCTAAAGCAAGTGAGTCCGCATACTCCGCACACTTTCCCCATACGATGCAAGTAATCAAATCCTCTTTTCCGTTTTCTCTTACGTTTTTGAGTTTCACATCACAGATTTTACGACCAAGTGGTGTTTCTCTAAGATGCTTTTCCTCGATAATTCCATCAAGACTTACTTCATTCAAAGGGCTATCATCCTCTGGCTTTGTGATTGTATCAGCCATAACATACATAAGAATTGCTTTTCCAGATCCGGTTTTTACGTGCCGGGTAATTATCTTCCCATTGACACATACCGTTCCGCTGATTTCTGTATCGCTGATTTCTTCATCAAACAGTACCGGAAGTATATCTGCAACACCGCTTCTTCTTTCAACTCCAATGAAAAATTTATAAAAAATCTTACCGCTTGATTTATGGCTTTCCCTCGGTGCTGATACAACATCACCGATCAGTGTTATTCTGTTCTCCATTGCTTCTCCTTTCCATTTCTCTGTCAAGAACATTTTCAAAATTCTCTTTATTATTCTGTTTCTTTCGTTTTCCTGCCAAAAGTTCAGCAAGCATACGCTTTTCTCTCGTGGAACATCTTGTGCCACTTATATACACAACGCCTACCATGCATCCTCTCTCTTTCTGCGTTTTCTCTTAATTCGCTTGTCAAGTTCGGCTCTCTTTCGGTCTACTTCTGACCAGTAATACATGATTGCCGCAATTACTGCCCCTGCTACAAATTTAATAGCCGACATATCCCCGGACGCGCCCTCGCTATCCATATAGCAAGCGGCAACCAAGGAATATTCCATTGCAACCGCACCTATGATGAATTGGATTACCTTTTTCATTCATGCTCCTTTCAGAAACTTGTTTACAAAGTAAACCTGTCCTTTTCCGGTAACTTTCGTTGTCTTTGTGATTCTTACAGAACCGTCCGGATTCTGAATGTTGCTTTCCTTAACCTCGAACAATCCCTGCTCCACATATCTCTGTTTTGGCATGTTCCTAGAAGTACCGCTTTTAATAAGGAAGTTATTCTCTCGCAACCACTCAAACAACCGCTTCTGTCCTATCTGCACACCGTTCTGACAAATCAGCTTTGCTAAATCTCCTATAAGGATTGATGTATGGCTTGCTGATACTGCATCAGCGAAAATCTCTTTAGGTATCATTCCTTGGATTCGCGAGTCCTGCATGGCAATAATGTTGTTCTTTTCGTCAATCTTTCGTTGTGCCACCATAAGAGCCTTGGAAAGCAACTCTTCATCAGATAAGGTTTCCTGTCCTGCTATGTAACCGCCATTCTTACGGATTGACGGAAGGACTTCATGCGTAATCCATCTTTTAAAATCTTTGGCTTCTCTTTTTCTGCTTGCAAGTACCAATGAGTAAAGACCGTATTCGTTTACACAGTTTGTCTCTCCACCAGATAACCCTAAATTAAATTTAGCCTTTTCATCATCGTCAATTCTTTGCATAGCCATTGTTGGGTTTGACAAATCTAACGACCTGCATATGTCACTTGCGACAAACCAAGGCTCATTATCTTTAGTAATTGTCCGAATCTCTCCAAACTCTTCCGAATTAAAAATCTGTAATTCGTTCATAGTTCTCCTTTCTGTGGTATAATCCCCTTATCATCAAATAAGGGAGGTGAAAATCTTTTGAAACAAAGAATCATAAATGGTTATTGTGAGCAACAGTGTTCTGATTATCAAGTTAAGGTCAATGTTATAGAAAGCAAAACTACTGAATCATCAGAAGAATACTGTGGTACTTATGATTGCAAATACAAGCGTGACGGCAATATTTGCAGTCAATCAAGTTGCTCCGTCCTTTCATCAAACAATATTTTTGTTGGCGAAAAGATGTAACCATTATTCCCCGGACTCAAAATCTCACGTTCGGGGAATTTCTTCGTCTGCAATCTGTAGATTAATTGCCCCGATTTTTTCCTGATATATCAAGCAAGCGGCATCAACCGTCAAATCAAACGCCTGTAAATCAATCACCAAATGTGGAAAATCGTTTGGCTCTACAGAGAAATCAAGTTTTCTAATTCCTTTGATTTCATGCCCATCTACAAAAAGATGAACGCTTGACGGTGGCTCGCCCTCTTTTCTCGGCTTGATTTCAATTTTTTGTGGTTTGTGTTCCATATTTGCTCCTTTCATTATTTTCTTCTTCCTGCTCACTATGCTTTGAAGCAGAACTCTCAACCATTCCAAGAACATATCCTTTCTGAAAATCTGTCATATTCGGAATGGCATCACGAAGTTTTTCGACAACTCGCTTTTCCTTTTCGCTCATACAATCACTTCCTTTCATGCGCAATATCTGATTTCGTACTCTGCTACAATGTTCAAGTCGCATCCGAAAATATACATTAAAATAGGAAGAAACTAATTTCTTTTGTACTTCCCATGCCAAATCATCCGTGAACGACTTGACCAACATTAGATAGCCCTGCTCGGTAAAAAGATACATTCCGTTCGGAGCGGTTACACCAAATTCCCCCTTGGCTTCATCCGAATTTCGGGCGAAGTAATCTTCTCCTAAAATAAAGTCTTTCTTATTGTCGTTAAATCTTTTTCTTGCTGTTCCGTCCGGTCTTTCATGTACCATGTCAATGTCCTTAAATGTGACCACTCTTTCCCCTTTGTACTCTTTGATGGAAATATCTGCATTTCCAATGTGTACCAAATTATCCATATTTTCACTCCTTTCTGTGGTATAATTCCCTTATCATCAAATAAGGAGGTGATACAATTTGAAATACTTTTTAATTTGCGATTTTTCTACAATATCCTGCGACCGAGAAAAAATGGCAAAGATATTAGTCGAAAATGATATAACGTTCGCAAACATCAATAATTTCTGTTGGGAACTAAATGTTCCTGAAACGTTTGGCAATCCGCTATGCGACACAACAGCAGAATCTATTCACTGTCTGTTTTATCAGTACACTCACAAGAACTCTCTTCTTCTTGTGGTAAAAGCAAATGAATATTTTCCAAACGGAGATTAGGATATAATCTCTTTGTTTCTTCATATACGGTTTTGGTTTTCAGCCACTTCCGCATATGGAGAACCTGTTCCATGACGTCCATATCGTGAATATCCACTTTGTTTAAAATCTTCTGCAATTCCTTTTCCATTCCATTAAAATAAGAAACCGGAACAACAACCAAATCATTTACGGATTTAATTTCTTTCATTTCTTCCTCTCCTTTCTGCTCAAAATCTTTATTCTTTGCGATCAATTAACTCGGCTACATCAATTCCTAGTATTTCGGAAACCCTTACAACTTTGTCAAACGAAGGGCTAATCTCTCCCCATTTGCAAATACTGCCCTGCGAAATATTAGCCATCATTTCTAGTTTTCTGATTGGAATTCCCTTTTCCTTACTGAACCGTTTGATTTTTTCGTACAAGTTAAAACCTCCCTTCCTTTTCTTTAAGTTCTGAAAAAATCGCACATATATGTTGACTATTCTCTGAAAATATTCTATAATTTGAGTTGCGAGCAAAAATCATAGAAATTAATTACGGCATGCGAATGTCGCTATTTTGTTGCGATTTTTTCAGAACCTTTAAGTACATTATACGCGATATATTCAGAATGTCAATAATTATTTTTGCGATTTTTTCAGAATTTTATTTTGTGGAGAAAATCAAATGACATTAAAAGAAAGAGTTAAAGAATTGTGCGATGAAAACGGTGTAAAAAGCTACCAATTAGAGGAGTATTGCGGATTTGCAAAGGGATATTTGAGCAAGCTGGATCATCCAAATGTGGACAAAGTAAATGCAATAGCTGAATATTTTGGTGTTTCTCTTGACTATCTCGTAAATGGTAAAGAAGACAGATTGGAAAAATATGCAAATATGTCAGCAAAATTAATGAAGGACGAAGAATTGACCTGCTCATTAAAGAAATATTTCAACTTATCAGACGCTAAAAAGAAACACGTTATTGAATTGATAAACCTATTAAGTGAGGAATAATTATGTTTATAAAAGAATATGGATTTTGTGAATTGGTAAATAAAAATGTAACAATAGAAATTGACCAAGTTCCGTACAAGAACAATGAAGGAATTGTATACGCAAAAGGCAAGATACGTTGCGGTTATAGCGACACAACGTATCATTGCGAAAGAAACGATTGCCCTATATGGCGTGGTCTTGATTCTTAAATTTAATCTCAATCTCGCTCTCTCCGTCATTTCCTTCTAATCTTGTAACAAACGGAGAGTCTATTGACATATTGATGCAATTAAAATCAAGGTGAACAACCGGCATTTCCATAGCCTTCTTTTCAAATCGAACGCTACGAACACCATGAATCACATGACCGTCAATAAGAACTTCGCAAAAAATACTGTCTTCATTAATGGATCTGATTTCAAGTTTTGAATTTTTCATTTACAGAACTCCTTTACGATATTTGATACAATAATATAAATACAACGTAAGACCTTCCGGTCTTCAATCTTATCAATCAATTCTATTATCTTCTTTTTGTAATCCATTTGCAACCCCTCCTATCGATATACCCCATTATAGAACGTGTGTTCGGCATAGTCAATCTCCAATTATGGGCGGAGCCATGCCAAGCCCCACCCATGCCAGAACTTGAAGCGTCCTTTCGGACAAGTCCATAGTATCACTGTAATATGCATGATTTCAACATTTTTCGGTCGCAAGTTTCGACAGAAAATGTCATTGCAGAGAAGCGGAAAGCTGTCTCTCAATCTCTTCTTGCACTTTTGCGCGCCAACGCATTGGCACTTCATCAATCGTCATTTTCTTATCTACAAGAATACGTCTCACGTAGAATTTAACCATTATGCTTCACCTCCTGCTACCATATCTGCAAGATCCTGAATTGCTCCGGCGTTTACTTCATGCCCTGCTTTCAGTTCATCAATTGCTTTTTCCATTTCCGTCTTTGTCCGCAATCGGATAGTAACAGTATATGTACCATCTTCTGTGCCACTATCGTCCGTATTAGGAATATAAGAAAATCCCTCGCTCTTCAAATCTTCATACTCACCGGAAGTCTGATCATTGTGTGTAAATGTGACCTTTGAGATGTTCTCTTCCGAGAAGGCATCTGTGATTGACTTGATTCCATTAAAGTCTTTCGACTGAATCTGAATATTGCCGAGACTCGCTCCTTCGGCGATCTCGAACTCTGTTTTGTTTTTCAGGATAATTTTGTCCATTTTTATTACCTTCCTTTCTTTAACCTAAATGAATAACTAACGGCATATATCTAATTGTTGATACTGTTACATTTGCATTTCTTCCGCTAAAAAATATCGACAAACTAGTATTGGACGGGCTGCTTGTTAAATTGTATTTTATACACGTACCCTGTAGTTTAATATTTTCATAATTTAACGTATTTACATCGATTAACACAATGCTATTAGCCGGCAATGTCATACTAACAGTTTAACAGCGCTAAGTCACTACTCAATAACAAGGATTCATGACTTTAGATTATGTGATCAAGAATCAAAAACTGTTGTTTTGCAAGATGGTGTTTATATATTTATAAATGGTCATATAAACGCATCGCAAATTACATTGTTGAAAGTGTTAAACAGCTGGGGCGTTAAGACAACAGACATCATAGCACCAACAAGTACACATGAGGTTACAATTTCTGGCAGCAATAATACTGTTGCTTTTTCAGCAAATGGTCTGTGCTATGGGTACATATTTTATTTATTTCCATTTGAATAAAAAGTTTTGCGATCTGGCATATGATCATTAATTGCTAATAACCATTGTGCAGCGAATATACGTCTCATCTTTATAAGATGGAACTAATGTGTTTATTTTTAATTTATTATTGACTATCATAAGGTAAACAGGATCACCGTTTTGCGTTACAATATTTGTACTTGTATCAGCACATGGGAATGGAATATCTCCAAGCACAATTTCTTTCCATGCCTCGCTCAATGAAATTAGTTTATCTATATGCAATATATATGCTTGCGGAGATATTTTCGTAATTTGTATATTGTCTTGATCGAATACAACTGTGCTATTTAAACTGCCGTTTAAATCACTTATCTGCTTTGCAAGCGTCCCATCAATATTCGGGTTCGCCTGCCTTGCATCAAGTGCGAAGCCTTCCACTGTAGTGATCTGATTATTCGCCACATTCGCCGCCGGAAACGCTCCATTGATCTTCTCTTTTAAAGTGTCAGCCAACTTAATAACATTGTTGACCTGATCCATTGTAAGAGTCGTGCCATCAATGCTTACCTTAAGGGTTCCATCTTCTGCAATCGAAAGTCCGTCTGCCGGTTTTACCACACCGGCTTCATCAGCCGTTGCAACACCACCAGCACCACCCACAATCGATTTCGACCAATACTCTGTATTGCTCGTTGCCGTTCCTGCTGGAACTTCCTTTTTTGCAAAATACAGTGTGTTATTATGCGTTACTGCATCCAATCTCTTATATGTAGCATCTGCGCTCCAATCGCCCTTTGGCACAATAGCCACTCTTCCTGCTATAGCCATTTAAGCCACCTCCCAATTCAAATTTCCGTCATTGTCAACGGTAAAGTTATATGCCGAATTGTCCGTGTAAATCAACTCCCCATCCTCATTCACATCAAATTCTGTCATTGTGAGTTTCTTGTTAATCTCGTCTTCGATTCCCTGCACCCGGTCTGCGCTGTCCTTGGCATCTATGGCAGATTTTGCCGCCTTGGTTTCGGACGTTCCTGCGCTTTTGGCAGATGCTACCGCCTTGGCAGATTCCACTTTAATATCTGCAAGATAATCCGGGCGCAGATGCTTTTCTTGGATACTTCCCTCTTTCACGATTGCGGACACCTTACCGTCGCTGCCGATTGCAAATGCGATTGTATCAGAATCCAAGAACTCATATTCTGTAATCAATGTGGATAAATCTACATTCTGCGTTGTACCATCATCTAGCGTTATCACAAGTTGCTGTGCCTGCGGGTTGTACTTGAAGTTGACAGCCAACTTTTCCAATTTGGTATCAATGACCGCCTTGGAACCATTCATTTTAACAACTGTCAGAGTTCCGTTGGATTCATCCCACAGAATTTCTTTCACAAGCTCATTTGCCTTTGTCAGATCGACCTTCGCCGCATCCATAGCAACCACACGATCATCCAGATTGTCAATGCCGGCTTCCGCATTATTTAACCGCATGGCATCAATTGCTGTTTTCTCGCTTGGAAAATTCTCCCAGTATGTCCGGCTATAAATTTTCTGCATGGTTCACACTCCTTTCTAACGCTGATAATCTTTGTTCAAAATCACTACATCTGTTCTGCAATTTCTGTATCATGGCAGTGTTAAGCGCAATAAACTCTTGGTAGCACAACGTATACATATCATTTTCGCCACCATTCTGCTTTAAGAAATTTTCCCATTCCTCATTAGATTCAAAATCTTTTTCGGAGAATACCGCATGTTCCAGTCCGTAAAACTCATTTTCAGATATGTCACAATCCATCATTGCCTGTTCGATATCCTGTGCAACAAATCCTATGTGCATTTTCTCATCATTTTCTATGAGCCGATATTTCATCGGTTGCAACAACTCAAAAAATCTTTCAAATCGATCATCCTCTAATAGCTTTCGGAAATCTTTTTTCTTTCTACGGTCAGATGTTGTTTTCCAACCGCCAGAAGAATATCCTCCAGCAAATGGATTTGGGGTTGTTCCACAGTACACGGAACTAGAACTTGGAATTAGATTTCCGTTGTTGGAAATTTGTACATAATCACTTATTCCGACCCCTTTTAAATAATATGCAGTTGATGCCATGATACACTGTCTTGCACTTTCCGCAGTCGTTGCCGAATCTGCAGTCGTTGCATGATCTGCTGTGCTAGCATGGTCACCTATTGGTGCACCGTCTTGGTCTTTTACGGAGCCTAGGTCGATAACCATGTTTTGAAGCATCGGTCTGCCTTTTCCATCAAGACCAATAATTGTAAGGTCATCACCAAACGCCGTAGAAAGAAAGTTCAGAGAATCAATGATTGTTACTTTTCCATTTCCATCAAGCCTGAAATTATTGCTTTCGATTATGAGTCTGTTTCCACGAAGCATAATCTGGTCAGCGCTGGCATTAATCATAGAAACAACTTGGTCGTTCTCATCTCTGCCCAACTTCAATTCCAAGGATGCGTCCAATGCACCTTCTGCCTTTTGTGCACGATTGACTTCTGCGACAATGCTTTTTGTGGTCTGCTCAAACTTGGTATTTGTCTGTTCCTCTAAATCTTCATACGTGGATTGAAGATGGTCTGCGTTCCTCTCTAACTTTCCGGTACGCCTTTCCACACTTTCAATCGTGTCTCTGATCGAATTAACCTTTGCAGAGTGTGTCTGCGTACCCTGTGCCGAGATTGAATCTCTCTTGCTCTGCACACCGGTTAGGGTACGTTGCAATAGATACGTTTCAACAATTTCTCTTGTGGTATTGAACCGGATGGGTTCGCCAAGTGTCAGACATGGATTTCCGACACAAGTGCAACTTTTAATCGGTGTGTATACCGCCTGTTTCATAATCGGCAATAGGTTATTTGCAATCTGCTCCAGCTCCGCTCCGGTCTTATCTGATACAAGAAAGTTTCCTGTAATCGAATAGTTGTTCCCGGCAGTTCCAACAATAGCACCGGCATTATCTTCGTTTGTCTTGATTTCTAGCTGCGTGATTGCCTTACTTTGGAAGTCCTCATAATCAAACGTGATATAGTGTCCGGTCATGGACTCCGTGTTTGCATCAGACGGAAATAAATTGTCTGACGGAAATAAATTGTCTGCCGGATAAAGCGCACTTGTGATTGCTTTAAGAAAGACATACTCAAACTTGCCATTCCGGTTGATATTGCCAAAGCATCCGTTAATCTCACAGATTGCCGTTACAACGGTTTTTCCACTGATAGAGGACTCTTCTGTGACCGCACTTGAATCGTCCGTCTGTGTGGCTACAATCGTCTTATTTACCGTCATGGAATCATTGACAAGGCTTGTTTCAACTTGCGCAATTCCAAGATGTGCAAAGAAGCTATCGCGGAACTGCTTAAGCGTCATTGGAAAGCTAAGTCCTGCATACCAAGCCTTTACATCCGTATTGATAATGTCGTACATAGCGTCATATGCCGTAATCTGCCGTTTTGTCCGGTCAGCCGTAGGAACATCGGATGCCACCTTAAAAATTCCGTATGGCATCGGATTTTGGCTATCTCCGTCAATCGTTTCTTCAATAGAGATTGTCTTTCCGATAATGTTTCCTGCGGTGTTTCTTGCCGTGAATTTTACACAATTCGCTTCGCACGCTCCAAACTTTAATTCAGACTCCGAACAAAGACTTTCTTCAAGCGAAAACGTACCGATTTCAAGCATCGAATTGTCTATTTTCTGGTTCGTTCCAACAACAGATATGACCATCTGCTTATCTGTCGCGGAATCCCAATACTTTTCTTTCAAATTGCTATTTATCATATACACCACCTACAAACGAAAATTTGATTGCGTCGTATTTTATCTTCCCATGTGCCACAGAATAGAACGTAGGCTGAATATCAGCGATATATCCGTACTGTGTGACATATCCGCTTTTCTCCGGCACGTACGCCGTGATATAGCCACCGCGCTCCTTTGCCTTGGTATAGTTCTTCTCAATATTCTTCCAAAAATCATCAAACTGCTTTTCGGTCAGCATGGCTTTGGTTTCAAATTCGACCTTTAGGGCTTTCAGTTCCACGGCATCACGATGCTCATATCCGTTTTCATCCGTCCAAGGGTCTTTGTCCTGCATGTTTACATAGGAACTAAACGTGTCCTGCTTTATTAAATTGTTCGGTATGGTATAATTGCCAAACTTTACTAAATATCCGCCATATCCCATCGTTTACCTCCTAAAAATGGGTATAAAAATAGCACCTACCGTTTTGGTAGATGCTATCCATTTGATTAAATTTTAAGCTACTACTGATTCCCATTCAGATTTCAGCTTTTCTACATCGTTTTCAAAAAGTTTGCAAGCGATTTCGTACAACTGCGGAATCATTCCCATTTCCCTGTCGATATAATCCATCTTGTTTCTTACTTTGGGCTTGAGTGCGCACCCTTCCATCCTTGATTTAAGGTTGCAGTGATATTTCCTTTCAAATTCTCCATAAAGCAATGAATAGCGTTCTTGATACTTTCCATCGGCACCGAAACGGACAATCTGCGTTATCCGCTGTCTCTTGGTCGCTAAGTCAATATCATCAACGAGTCCGATAATAACATCTTCCTTATGGATAATTTCCTTCTTCTGCCTTTTAATGGTTTCGTTCTGCTCCCTAACAGTTTTTAATGTCTGTGAAAATATCAGCTTAGTGTTTTCATCTGCATATGGCAGGTAAGTGGAAATAAATAATTCATCATTATTTACATACCCACCTGTTTTACGTATTGTAGGAAGAACATCTGATGTAACCCACTTGCGAAACTTCTTTGCGTTCGGCTTGTCGCTTCGAACGATAACCGCATATAAGCCGCTCTCTGTAATGAAATTTGATTCTCCTGCACGACCGCCTAGATTTAATCTAGTCAGTTCATCTTCATCAAGCCTTTTTGCTACGTCTGTAGCATTTTTAATTTCCAATGCCCTGCAAACATCAATAAGGCAAAACATCGGTTCATCATCGACCATGACCATTCTGATCTGTCCGAATATTGGATTCTCAAATACCTCAATTCCGTTTTGAATCTTAAGCATAAGTTGTGATTTTTTCATTCGTGTCTACCTCCATACATTTTTATCTGAATAAAAAAGAGGAAGCCACTTGTGAAATCACATTGGTTTCCTCTTTCGTACAGTATGGCGTTCGAGTAAGTAATCCGCTTCTTCACGGATAAGGTTGTTTCCTTAGTAATAAGGATAGACTATTTTTGATTTTGTGTCAATCCGATTTTGGAATTAAAATAAGCCGTGTTTCCACGGCTTATGCTTTTATTCTTCTGCCACTATTGAAAATTTTACTTTTGAATTTCCATAATAGCTTGTGCTATATTCTGTGTCAAAAACTTTCGTGTCCATAGGAACTTCAAAATATATCGAACCTTTAGTTTTTTTACCCGGACTAAGCGTTGTGTCAAATGTGCTGTCTATGTAATCAACAGCATAATCGTCTGCGTATGCAGAAAAATCATATCCAGAAATGTCTTGATCTTCATCTGATATATTTTCAAACTCGAAATCTAGTTTCATAAACGCATTTCCATCATCAGGACTTTGATACGCAACATCGTCCAATGTTAATTTTGCAGATGAAAATGTTATTATCAAGTCATTAGTCTCAACCGAATCGCCTAATGTGAAGTAGTCATCGTATGAATCGGTCGATTCTTCCGTTTCATCGTCCAATACTTCCGCATCTCGACTGTTTTCAACTTTTTTAGGTTGGTCTGAATCACTTTCGTCAAATACAAGTGCCGCAAAAATAAAAATAATTATCGCAACTATTGAACAAGCCAGACCTGCAATTGCAGTTCCATGCCCTTTCCATTTTTGCGTAAGTGCAATTATTGCGCATACGAGACCGATTATTGCAGGAACTACACCTATCGCAACACACGCTAACAAAATGCCTGCTATTCCGCACACTAAAGATGCAATTGCCAATCCACTTTGTTTCATAATCAAATTCCTCCCAAAAATCCTTTAACTCATTTCAGTAATCCAAAAGAATCTGTCACGTAGTAGTCGGAATCTTCCGAGTCCTCATTCCAGACAACTAGGGATAGTTGTATGTTGTCAATATTCTTTATTGGCAAGCTCACAATGTTATCATCCATTGTCCACCACGTTACATAGGCTTTTTTATGTGGAGATAGATCTTGATATAACACTCCTTCTGCCATAACATCATTTACTGATGATGTGTCAGAATTAACCGTAATATTATTGTCTGTAATATTTTCGATTGTCAAGCAAGCTATAAGTTCGTCCGGATATGTTCCCTTCTTTAGCCCTGTAAAGTAAACCTTAATGCTCGAATCTTCGTATGCAAGTCTGTTGATTTTCTCTTTCACACTTACTTTGCAAGACATCACTTTCTTTCCAACTTTAGCATTGATCGTTGCCGTTCCGGATGATACTGCCGTAACAATTCCGCTTTTACCTACCTTTGCAATGCTTGGTTCGGTTGAACTCCATTTAACTCTTGCTTTTGTTCCGGTAACTTTCAATTTCTGTGTTTTCCCAACATAAAGCGAAATGGCTTTCTTGTTTAATTTGATAGTTGCCGCCTGCACAGTTTCCTGTACCCCAACAATGTTCTGCGTTGCTACGCTTGTTGTCAGCATTGAAATCGATAATGCTGCTACTGTAAAAAATTTTTTAAACCTTTTCATATGTAACCCCTTTCCGGTGAACAATGCACCCTTGTCTATGATTTTTATGTATTGTACCACAGACAAGAGCAAAAGTCACTAGATTACACCGGGAATGGTGACATTCCGGTACGATTAAAATACTCTTGTGCACTTTGTCGTGTGCTGTCAAAGATAACTTTTCCGTCAAGCACAATCTGTACCGGCTGACTTCCGGATGATGTTTTCTGCCCTCTCATTGCCGCCAACACTGCTCGATATACTCCGTCTGATACAGATTGCACGATCTGGTCGTTATTCATTACTGCTGTATGACCGCCAAGCGTTCCGACAAGTTCCGGGCCCGCTTCTCTCGCAACGAACATCTGCCCCATGTTTGGCAATCCACCGACTGCGTATTTCTTAATCGGTTTCCAACTTCCACCGGAAAATACGCCGCCATCAGCTTTCTTTGTACTCTTTCCTGTAAGTCTAGCCGTGAAGTCTAATACTGCATTTTTAATTCTGTTCACAAAAGAGGTTATGAGTGCAGTGAATCCACCAAGTCTTTTGTTTGCAGGCTTTATATTATCAGTTACCCTCGTCAGAGTGCCTGTAAAGTGATCTAATGTCTTATCACTTCTTTTAATCTTGTCCTTATTTGCAATAAGCTCCGCGGTGTAATTGCTTACCCTCTTGTATTTGTCAGGTATTTTATCTTTGTTTCCTGTTAAACTAGCCGTGTAATTTCCCAGTGTTTTATCACTTGACTTTATCTTGTCCTTATTTTTGGATATATTTGCAAGATAATTGCTTAAAGATTTATCTCCCAGCTTAATCCCGTCTTTATTGCTGGATAAGTTAGCTGTATAGTTCTTTAAGGATTTATTTTTAGCCGCTATATTATCTTTATTCTTTTCTAAATCAGCGGTAAAACCTTTTAATTTTTTATTTTTTGCGGACAGTTTGTCCGATGCGGATGTAATTTCCGCCGTAACAGAAACCTTTCCCTTTCCATAATTTTTTTCACGATTTGCAACAATCTTTGAATAGTTATCCCGCATTTCTTTTGTTCCAGAATATGCATTTTTTTTCACCTTTCCTTTTCCTAATTGGCTCAAAGGTGTTTTGATCGTTGTCTTTTTTCCGTCTAATCCAGTAGTAGTTGTTGTTTTACCCAACATTGTGTCAATGTTAGTTTTAAGTTTCTTAATTCCTTTCTTCATAGAATCACTTTTTTCAACAAAAAACTTTCCAAGAGAAATTCCAACCGAAACCGTTACTCCGGCAAGCGCAAAATACGGATTTCCGCCTGACATATAAAATGCCGCTCCACCAGCCGCCAATGCTTCTACAACAGAGGATGTAAAATCTGTCTTTTTTTCAGACAATTGAAAACCTATAGTTGCAATAAACGCCGCCAATCCAAGACCGTTGAGTTTGAAAGTCTTTCCACCTTTTCCGCCTTTTCCTCCGCTTGTAAACCCTAGTATAGAACAAAGCGCAGATGAAACTATAGGCGCAAGTTTTCCACCAGAAAACATGAGAATTGTAGCCAAACTCTTTGGTGTTAAATTTGTTAGGAATGTTTTTAATCCATTAAAAATATCTTTCCAACTCAAATCATCAAAGAAGCCGTGAACAAACTTCCAAAATCCATCAACCCATCCGTTGATAGCTTCTGCACACTGTTTCCATTTAAACTTTTTAAAGAAACGATTAAATCCATGTGCAACATTCTTGCCAAATGTTTCAAACTTAAATTTATCCGTAAATCCCTTTGATGCGAATATTGCAGTATTCAAAGCTCCTGCGATTACATCAGCGGTTGCAGTAAATACGCTATTTCCCTTTTTATCTTCTGAAAACAAACCATTTAGAAACTCTGCGAGTCCTGTTCCGAAGCCAGAAGCTTTAGCATATATTTCATCCCATTCAATGCCACCAACGGCTTTTACAAGGGCGGCTCTGATAGATTCTCCGAGTTCTTCAAGGTCTTTGATGTTGCTTTTGAATTTCTTAAAGATAGTGTCGGTCTGAACCAGTTTTCCGGTATCTCCACCACCAGAACCACCAGCACCTGAACCAGATCCAGAACCAGAACCTTTATTCCCAGAACCGGAGCCCTTGTCTTTACTTTGTTTTGAAATAACCTTTAATTCATCAAATGCACGCGTTGCCTGTTGGATTTCCTTTTTTGCTTTCTTGGCATTCTTTGCGATACCACCCGTGTTTTTCCCTGCGTTTCCTGCGGCATTGCTTAAATCGTCCATGCCGTCAGATGCGCTTCCAATATCATCAGCCAAACCACCAAGTCCGGCTCCTTTGCTTGCTTCATACTTCCATCCGAAGATAGAACCTAAAGCATTTGTTACCATTTCCGCAAAAGAAATAACCTTCTGCAGAACTGCGTTGAGTACCTTGATAAACGGCTTAAATGCATTGATTAAACCACCACCAACAACCGCTCCAAGTGCTTTGAAGTTCTCTTTAAGCATGGTTATCTGATTGTGCCAGGTATCTGCTGTACGTGCAAAGTCTCCGGTGATATTGGTTGTATGCGCAAGCACATACTGATAACGCAACATGGCTTTTTGAGCCTGCGTCATTGAGGAAATGTTTGCATCAAGTCCTTGTTTTAACGCCCATTCCTTTAATGTTGCCTGTGTCAAGTCGATACCATAACGCCGCATAGGTGCCGTAGTACCGGAAAATACAGATTGCAGACTCTTGGCAATATCTTCTTGACTCACATCATAGAATGAAGCCATATCTCCAGCCAATTCTGTCAACCGGATAGACATTTTTGCCATTTTCCCCTGTGGAATATCAAGGGCAGTTCCCATTGCTTGGAAACGGCTTGCAAACTGTTTCGCAGACAATTCAGACATACCAAATTTTTCAATTGATGTTTTTGCGAAATTGTTAATTAGGCTTTCATACTGCCCGAATGTCTGCCTTACAACATTCTCAACCTCTGTCAGCGAGGATGATATATCAATAGCATCTCCAAGTAGCCTAAATCCTCGGAATAGAGTCCAATACGTTGCATACACTTTTCCGATTGCAGACGCAAGAGAGAACGACTTCTTGGTAACCGCAGAAGCACCGGAACTAAATCCACTAAATGAGCTTGTGATGCTTTTTGCCGCTGTTCCTGCCGCTCCACCTGTTCTTGCTAACTTTGCAAGCGCATTTGTCATGTTGATAAGATTTTGACTTACCATAGGTGCTTTTGACAGTTCAGACATAAGTTGTCGCATTGCCGTGGCAAGTTTCGGGATATTTTCAATCGCCTTGGTGGAACTTTGATAGCCAAGCTGTTTGATTGCAGATGCAAGGTCGGTCAGACCCTTAACAGATGCTGACATTCCAGAAAGCCCTTTTACCGCGTTGGAAATCTGACGCATAGAACCAGCCGCGGCATTAATCTGTTTGCTGTTGATGGAGCCTAATTTGCTCACATTTCTTGCCACTGCAGAAAAAGTCCGTGTGTCAATTCCACGCATTGCCGTCATTGCCCCTGCGAGTCGGTTTACCCCTGTGGAAAGACTATTCAGATTTCCGGTACTAAGTCCTGAAAGTGCGGAAGATAATCTCCCAAGTCTTGTCACAAGCGCATCTATCTGACCGCTTGCCTGTTGCGCCTGTGCTTGGATTTTTATTTCAAGAGACTCTAATTCCATTTATCCACCAACTTTCTACATAAGAAAAAGACGGTAAGATTTGACTCTTACCGCCCTTGAATTACTTTTTCAGTTTTCCCTTTTTCAGAAGAGAAAGCATTTTTGAATTTTCCTCTGATGTAAACTTAAAATTGGAAAATCCGTTCTTTTTTGCGATTTCCGCACGATGTTCTTTCGACACATCATCTTCCCCAACCGCTTTTAATGCTTCAACGATTGAGCTTGAGTTTCCCTTATACTTCGGATAATACTTGCCCTTGCTTTTCTTTGCACCGCTTACAACAATAACTGTGTGCCCTTTTATGCGTGTCACAAGAATATCTCCGTTGTGAAGAATAAACCCGGCATGATAAGAACCCATATCATCAAACAAACCGGATTTTAAAATTACCGGTCGTTCATTGGATGTATTGAAATCTCCCACATCTTTACCGGATGCATAGATAATACAGGCACGTACAAGAGAAGAACAATCGCATTCCGTCTTGACTTTTGTGTTGATTCCATGCTTAATGACTCCGTAGCGTTCCGATTGGTCATAGCCGATATTTTTGTTATCAGATGCAATCTTCATAGCTTCGGCTAACTTCTCCGCAACCCTATCGTCCTTCGCTCTTAGCACGTACCATCCCTTAGAATGGTTGTAAAACTTCTGCGTAGACACTTCCTGTCCGGTCTGGTCTCCAGCTTTTCCACCAGAATAGCAATTTCCGTGTTCATCATGTCTAGCACTTCCGATAATTACTGCCATAGCAATACCTCTTTTCTTAAACTATCTTTGGCTTTGGTAAATGTGATTCTCTTGATTTAGCCGCCCATGCTTCTTCTGCCTTAAGCATTTCTCGTATCTCTGCATCGGGATCGTCCGTATTCTGCTTTTCGATGGAATCATAGCAAGTTTCTTTCACGTACTTACTATTACCCTTTCCGAATGTCGCGTCTATTGCGGTCACAAGTGCTGACGTTGCATATCTGCCGAACCACATATACATTTCCATGTCGCGTTGCTTCCATTCTGCCTTATATGCATCCACATAAGGCTTAAGCAACTCTGGATTCATCATATCTATATCATCAACTGAAAATCCGTATCCTTTTGTTACCACAAGGTAAAACGGACGGATTTCCGCAACGTAATATTCCCATGTTAATTCTTGTTGGCTGTCTTGGATGGAGTTTTCTTCGCCGGGGTTCGATTCTTTTTCTCCGTCTCCATCATTTGCGCTAAAAAACTGTTTGACTCCAGCTCGGACTCTAACTCATTAAACAATTCAAGGCAGTTGATTTCGCCATTGTCAATCTTTTCAGAAAGCATATCAAGCACCTTCTGGAACTGCTCGTCATATCCTTCCCCTGTTTCGTAGTCATATCCAAACTCGTCCTTATGGCTTACTTGCAGTCCTACAAGAAGCATCTTAGGAAGTGTTTCAAGTAACAGTTTCTCTACAGACTCTAAGCTTCCGTCCTGCTCACTTACCGACTCTGATACATCTTTGATAAGATGTGACTTTAATGTTGGCTTAAAACCAAATTTGATTGAATATTCGCTATTTCCTAACTTTACTTTCATGTTTTACCTTGCCTTTCTGCCCTATATTGGCAAGGGGGCAGTGTTGCCACCGCCCCCATTGTTGCTTATCTTATTGCTTCAAGTTCTGCTATCGACCGTTCATCCTCGCCTACCGGTGCGGTCGATTGCTCGTCCGATAGGCTTTTTACCCCACCACTGTTACAGTGAATGTTCCATCGTTGTTATCAACGACAGTCAGCTTATCTGTAACAAGTTCCGATGCTGTACTTGGAATAACTGTTACCGTCATTTCAAGGATTTCATCGTTTCCACCTACATCGTTAGGTGTGGCTGTTGCAGTTCCTACATATGCGTACTTCGCTACACCGCCAATACCGTCCGTTCCATACAGATGGATAATATCAAGTTTTTTATCTCCATATCCATCCACTTTTGAAAGATATTCTTTTTCAAGGTTTCCTGTGATTTCTCTTGAATCAGAAGTCTTAATTCCTTTTTCAAAAGTCTGCTGATCATCTTCCATTGTGGTTGACTCAACCGTGTTTGGTGGTGATGCAGGGCTTGGAACTGACTTAGCCGCAACCAAAAGATTATATGTTCCTGCAAAGTCAGCCTGTTTTTCCGTGTGCTCTTTTACAATGACACGTGTTCTATAGCTTGTTGATGCCATATTTTCTACTTCCTTTCTGCTTATAGCTGATCTAAATGCTCAACGTTTCCAATTACGCGAGTTGCGCGGAATGTAACCGTTCGCACTTGCTTGGAAATTGTTGAGATTACATTTGATACCTCAAACATTTGTTGTTTAAAAAAAGACACCGCATATGCTGCGATGTCCTTAGTTGCTTTTCTCGAACCTTTGTTTGTAATTGTAATCTGAAATGTTGGGCGAATTGCGTTGATTGTCTTTGCTTCATTCGTCCGTCCGGCTTCTGTGCCACCGATTTGTCTGACTAAAAGTGTCGGGAATGTTGCAGTGCCGCCCGATTCTTCATCTTGCGTCACTTTAATTCCTCTTACCCTGCTTTCCATGTATGATTTCAAAAGGGAACATAAGGTATCTTCAAAATCAAGTGCCCAACTGTTTAACTCATTTTCCACCGAATACCTCCCTTGCAATCTTTACATACTGTTGAATAATCTGTTGTTCCGCGTTGTACATAGGCATTGTGGCTTTGATACCGTGGGTATAACGCCATGTTTCGGTCTTATCGTCCCAATAATACCAGCCATCTTCAAAAGCGTGTATTTGTCCCGGATACGTGCCGACACCGAATCCAAGTTCCGGTGCTTTTGGGTTCTCTTCGGAATTGTAAAAAATTCCAGACCCAAACTCTACCGCCAACAAAGTATAGAACGGTTCTCTATCTTCTGACGTTACCGTTTTTCCGGTTGCAATCAGAATCGCGTTCGAGGTCATTAACTGCGGTGCTTTATCAACCCTTACCGTTATCGTGTTCCCTATTGGGGATTCCGATATGTGTTGTATTGCCACCGTCTGACCTTCCTGTGCAAGCCTAGAAACAAGCAAATCGCATTTAGCCTGTAAACTATCGCGGTACTTTTCTAATTCCTTTATGGCGGCTTGTATGGATTTAGAGGATAATGTCATTGAAATAGTTTTCTTTGCCATACAATCACCTACTTAATATTCTTCCGAAGAAGAAATAAATCCGTTGTCAGTCCTTCATCAGCAACGCCTTTTACGATGTAATCTGCGGTTTCTGAATCCACAAGTCCATCATCAGTGCGTTTGACTTCCGAACGTTTCCACACAACGTCACCGGCTTTCAGTGGTAAATATCCTTTATCCGTGACAAGCTGACAGTATGATGTACTATCATCAATTCCAAATTCTTTCACAAGGGCTTCCGACAACTTATTGCTGATATTTGCTTGGAATGTCGTAGGTTCTGAAAACCCTTCAACTTCCTCGCCTTTTGGGATCTTGTTGCCTTCGGAATCTAAATAAGGTACAAAGTTCCCATCGGAATCCTTGTACCCTTCATAGACAATATCTCCATTTTCGTCAGTTTGTGGGATAAATACCTTCTGACCGGATTGCGAATATTTCATTTTCTGCTTGTTAATGTCAAGCATTGGTGTTTTCCTCCGGGATTCCGGCAACACTTGTCAGAAGTGATAACACTCCGGCAAGGACTGATGCAGAAAGAACATATTTCCAATCCACCGCACCCATAAATGCCGCCGTTCCAATTCCAGCAACTGCCGCCTGCGCAACAGTCTTGATTGCTCGGATTCCGGCTTTCTTAGTCCAATCTTTCCAATTTCTCATGGCTTTTATCTCCTTTCCCTATATGAATTTCTTCAATCTCATGTTTCATTTTCGTAACCATTCCATTTCCACCTAACGCATGGTACGCATCATACATCTCACAGAAGTTCTGATAGGCATATGACGGTATTTCTCCGATTCTGGTGTACTTTGCATGGTATTCAATAAGTTGGACGCGCAAAAGGAGCATTGTTCCTTTACTGTTTGCATCCCTACTTTTCTTTTGCTGTTTAAGAAGCCAAACTATATATCCAAGCACTATCGGAAGTGCCACAAGATAAGTTTGAATCAAAATACTTTTCATTTGAATCTCCTTTTGACGCACTGCCAACCACCGCTTAATGTGCGCCGCCTGCAACCATTTTACCGGCATCGGAAATATGGTCACGCACAATCTTCTTTAATTACATTGCTTTTACAAACGGAAACACTCCAACAAAAAGGCTTTCACGGTCTTTCCATGTCCGGCTCACACCGTTTTCTGAGAAACTTGCCATGTACGCTTCTCCTGCCTGCGACCGGTCGTACACTGCCAAATTGACCATAATGTTTTCATAGTTCTTAACATCACTGTCAATCTGGTCTTTCGTGTATGTGTCCGGGTAGTTCCGCCTGCTGATAATCTCTTTTTTTGCCTGCTCTAAAAGCTGTTCAATCAAAGGGTTACATTCTTTTTCATCAAACACAACTTTATCGGACTTCTCCCCGGTCGCTTCGTCCTCTACTTCTTCTATATGAAATTGTTTTAAACGAATCTTTACCTGTTCGACAAGCGTGTATGACATAAGCGATCTCCTACAGATTAAATTTTGCAATCAGAATTTCTTTCAGTTCCGCACCGCTTGTCGCTTGTGCATTTTCAATTCCCTGCTCCGCGGCAAGTTTTTGCAAGTCTGCGGTACTCATTCTGTTAATTTCGGTCTTTGTATACCCAACGGAAGATACCGGAGAATTACTCTCCGGCACTTCTTCTCCTGCGTTATACCATTTACCATTATGAATCACTATATATGGATATTTCATAGTTGCACCCCCTACTCTTCGCTATGAACCTCATATACAAATGTGCTATCCATATTTTCATACGATGGAAGTACAACCTCGGATGCAAATGTTGACATCTTCATAGGTGGTCCATACTCTGTCTTTGTAGCGACTGTAATACCTACACCATATGTTGTTACATCAACATCAGCTATCTGTCTTGCAGTTCTTTCTTCCGGTGTAGTGCCAAACCAAGTGCTACCAAGGCTGCCTTCCGGAAGAAGTGTAACCTTGTTATCTGGGTAGAAGTACTGCTCCTTGCCATCATCATCAATGTACATCTTATCGTAAAGTACGATAGTGAGCTTTGTTCTCTTCTGCGCTACTGAAACAACAGTATCATCATCAACCTCAATGGTTGCTGTAAGGTTCTGTGCAAGGATTGAGTTTCTTATCTGCTCATTATCAAGCAAATACTGGAATGTATTGCTGTTCATAAGTGCATATTTAGCAATCTTGCCCTTTTTCTTTAATTCCTTTCTTCCATTGTTAAGGTCTGTAAGTGGCTTTGAATTAGCTGTATCGCTCCACATGCTTGTGCCGGACAGCTTTACATAATGGTCTTTTGCGTATGAGCCGTCTTTGTCATAATCATAGGCATACTGAACGCCATCACTCACGATAGCAATTACGGGGTGTCCTGCATTTGTTGCAAGAAGTGACATTCTCATTCTTTCTGGTACAACTTCTGCACCGCTTACAAGGTTATTTGTATCGTCATACACACTTGATAAAGCACTTGCAAGGTATGGGTCGTCAGCAGACTGAATACGCTCAATTTCAAGCATTTCCTCTTCGCCTACTGTCATTCCCTCACGGAAAAATGCCATTTGCGTTTTTTCCTTGCTTAATCCGCCTCTAGCTCTAAGAGTTGGAATTGTGTCAAAGTTGGATGGTGCAAGTGATACTGGAAGTCCTTTATGTGTTTTAATCCAACTTAAATCAAGTCCCTGCTTCTTTCTTTCAGGAAACCACTGTAAACCAAGATAAGGTATCTGATTACTAGCGTTTTCTGTTGCCGATAATGCAATAGACTTACTGTCTAATACTTCATTAATTAACATCTGTTTACCTCCTGTTATTATTCAAATACAATCATTGGAAGAGCTGTCTTAACCGCTGCGTCATATGTAACGCCAGAATGTGCTTCTGCTACCTTTGTATTAAGATATGCTTTTTTAAGCAATACTCCCTGTGGTCTGTCCTCTGTTACATCGAACCTTAAAATGCCTACTACTGTGGCTGTATTGTCAGCCTTTCCGGTTGCTCCGATTGGTGTACCTGCCTTGACAATTCTCTTGCCCTGTGCGTTTTTAGTTGTCACGCCGTCAAAATCAAGTGTTAATGGGATTGCTTCGTTAGGCTCTCTCTTTAAAATTTGAACATCTCCTGCGTATGAAGTTTTTTCGTACTGCATATTCATTTCCTTTGCCATTTTTTACCTCCTGTTATTGTTGAATGTAATGTGATAAAACGTCATTGTTCTTAGGTGCATTAGATATAAGGCTTTCTGCTATCTTTTCAGCATTTGTCTTATTATCTGCACCGGCCTTATTACCACCAGCCGTGCCACCGCCCGGATTCGTACTGCCATTTGCAATCTCCTGTTCCTTGGCTTGCGCTGCGGCGGTCTCTTTTTCGGACATAATCTTTCCAAGTTCGGCTGTATCAAAGCTGCCATCTTCTTTTACAATTGTTTTTGCCTGCTCTGCGGTTACCTTGAAATCGGTCATAGCCTTTTCACGTAAATCTCTAATAGCATTATTTTTCTGCAACTCTGCAATTTGCTGATTAGCTGTGTCTAATGCCTTATTTGCCTTTTCAAGCTCTGTCAGATTTCCAGCTTGCAATTCATCAAGCTGTTTCTGTAAACCATCTGCTGTGTCAGCTTTAGCCTTGTAGCCATCGGCTCTGTCTTTCTCTTTCTTTGTTTCGCCATTGACCTGATTCAGATAATTGCTTACCTGTTCATCCGTAGGCTCTGCCACTCCGATAGCGATAAGGTTCTGTTTTGCCTGTTCTCTTGTCATGATTACCTCCGATTCACTACGCTTTTTTACGTTGGTTGCTCAACTTGTGATTTCTCCTATTTCACGCATAGGTGCAAATTTATAAAATAAAAACAGCCACCGATCACTCGGTGACTGTCTTATCTTTGTTTGTCTGGCTCTGTGTGCCATCTGTATTCATTTTATTTATCAATTCTTTTGCTTTCTGTTCCTGTGCTTCTACATCATCAATGGTTTTCCACAGATTATCCAAGTACGGCTTTGACAACAGAAATGTCTTTTCTGCATCTCCCCAAAGTCCGACAGATTTAATTGCCACAAGTGGATGAATACCGGCTTGTAAAAGCTGATATAGTGTCTGTGACTTGGTGTACATATTGTCTTGTGGACTATGATTTATCTGAACGTCGAAGTCGCGCAAACTTAATCCCAAATCATGATCCCGTATGCGAATCACATTCAAAACAACTTTCGCAAGTCTTTTTTCAGCCGACTTTACAATCGGGTCTTTCAGTTTTGCTCTCGACTTTGAGAAGTCCCATCCGTTTCTAAGTTCAACCGCTCCCTGTGTATCTCCACCGGAATTATTGTTGTTCTTATTTGGTATGGCAAGAATGGACTGTGCATTATCCCACAGATCATCCTTTGCAACTTGGCACTCTGTCTGATTCAGCTCTTGCGTCATAATGTCAACATCTGATTTATTATCTTTGTTGATAGACTTAACTGTAAGAGCGTGATTCATTTTCATTTTTTTAAATGTTTCTTCATCAACCTCGCAATTTACGAATTTTACCCAAAACTGAACAAACTGCTCAACGCCATCCATTCGGTTTGACTGCATTGTATTGATTGCATCCAATAGTCCGATCACAAGCTCAATATCAGAAATGCGCTCATGGTTGTTCGGAAACTCGACAATCGGGATTCCACCAAAACCATGCAGTTTCCAACCTCGAACCTCTCCATTTACAATCTTGCATTCGTAAGAGTCCGTGTAGCAGAGTTTATACATCTGTCCATCGGCATCCTTAAGCTCTTGGATTGCTAAAAGTGGTTCTTCTGTGGATTCATTATAAATAACAAATGTATTCATTGGTGTTGGCGCAACAATCCTAAATGGTATATCTCCATTTTTTGTAATCTGTACCGCCTTAAATGACGTTCCGGTTGCTGATTGCCACTCTCCTGCCTTAATATCCTTTTCCTGCTTATTAGCATCGGTCAGATAATCGTTAAATTCATCAACGGCATTGTTTATTCGGTCATCGTCTTTTCTGCTGATAAGCTGAATTGGCTCACCGTAAGTCTGACCAACCTTGAATTGAACAATCTCATAGGCATGGTTTTCAGATACCTTATTGGTTATATCCGCATTTTGTACCTTTGTTCGGTACAATACAGGCTGATCGCCCTTGTAGTAGTTCCAAAGATACCGAATGATCGTCTTGTTGAAATAAAATGCACCAATGCAGTTTCCGACAACATTTACGATATTGTCTGCAGTAATCTGTTCTACGTTAGCATATGCAATTTTTCTTCCGTATCTTCCTTTTACAAGGTCATGGAAATACTGTGTATTCTTCATATAAATAAAACTCCACTACTGCAAGCGCGTTTTGGTATCGGCTTTGTTTCAATTTTGCCTGTTGCCACGCGATAAATCACAATATGATTGCATTTTTTACATTTACACGGATGATCTATCGTAGATCTCCCATCATAATGTCCGGCAATTCTTCCGCAATCCGGGCAATATATAGTTACTTTTTTCATAGCAACCTCTTTCTTGTAAATAAAAAACACCGCCATTTCTGACAGTGTCTTTTACGGGTTATATGCTTTTTGGGGGTTGTAGGAATTTGTTTTTCTACTCTTTTAGTATATCATGCAAGTTTTAGGAAATGTTGTGAAAGAGTGTGAACTATTGTGTACTTTTATGCACTCTTTTCAGAATAAAGTTGTCCATAACGTCTTTCAAACTCCTGCAATGCTCTTTTCCTAAGTTTCATAATGTTTCTGTAGGAATATTTCATCTCAACGGAAATCAAGTTCCAATCTTTTCCATTGACATAATGTGATGAAAGCACGATATATACATCTGTATTATCCATACTGTCGATTTGTGATATAATAATCCGTCTTTTATCAACCAATTCATCTACAAGCGTCTGAATCTCATTCTGCAGATCAACAATCTTCGATACAGCGTTCCCCATTTTGTCGGGATTTCCGGATGATTGCACATCCACCTCTTTCGGAGATATAGATATAGAAGTTGCCATATCGGATAGCCTCTTGATTTCTTCCAGCTTATTTGCAATCGCATGGTCAATTCTGCTTATCTGTGAAAGATATTTGTCTGTTGTCATATCCTAATACCTCCTAAATGGGTTTACTGCCGCTTCTACCTTTGCGGTATTGTTTGGGTTCTCTATAAACATTTCAAGCTGGGTTAAACCGTCTGCCGCATCGTCATGTTCATTACCGCCAATACTTACAAACATAGAAAGTTCATCCATAGCCGCTTGATATTCGTCATTTCTGTAATATCTTGTTACTCCAAGATCTGAATCTTTCTTCATTTGTTCCTGTGTCGGGCGGTGCGTATCAAGAAATATGAATTTTCTCTTAATATCCCCAGAATATGCTATTATCTTTGATAACTTTTCAACCTTGTTTGGGGCTTTTCTGCTTGTGCATGAACATTTATAGTCCTGTTCCTGTAACTTTTCATCTACATATTGGCAATACAGATCTCCCCCGGTATTCCCCTCAAATCTTGTCTGCCGAATCTCATTCCCGATAATTCGTCCAACAACAAGAGGAATTGTTACCTCTTTCGGACCTTTGTTGAATACCCAATCGTAAATATAAACATCACCGTTTTCATATTCTGCCCCAATCGGCATTGACAAGCTATCGCCGCCGCCCCAGGCAACATCCACAACTCCGATGCGCCGGAAATCTCCGTCCGGTAGGATTCCGTTAAATAATCTTAAATCGGTATAAAGCAATCCCTCGCGGACATATGGTTGCTGCATAAACTTAGCCATCCATTCGGCATTGTCAAGCTTATCTCGCATATCCCGATAGTATTCCGTGGAAAATCCGTTGATTTCATACGCAAAATTGCTTTCGTCATTTTCATTAAGTGCCGGAATCTTACGAAATCGGTATTGCGGATCATGCTCATATTGCTTTCTCATTCGCTCCAATGGATCTAAAACGTTCCAAAGAGTACCAACCATCAATTCTCTTGCACCGTCATTCTTACGGTCAACCATCTTGTTTAGGTACTCTTGGTACGTGTTTTCCATTCGAGTAGGACTTAATGAATGTTCTCGATCACGAACCAAGTCATCGACATACAAATATCCGTCTTTCGAAACATCGACCGCTCCTGTCCATGTTCCATCAATACCACGGCACGTTACGGTTGCGAATCTGTCCGGATCTCCAAGCGTAATTGTAAATTCATCAGCACTTTTGTCCGTTGGAAGTGCTGCGTTTGCGTATTCCGGATGCCAATAAGCAAAAAGTTCCGCAAACGTATATTCTTCTGTGGTAAAAAGATTCATCAGTTCTTTGTAAAATCCTTTTGCCAAAATACCAGAGTGACCACCCATAGCACTATGGCTGTTTGGTCTGCGCAAAGCCACCCACGATAGGAAGAAAATGCAGATAGTCGATTTACCTACACGCGATGGCATTGATAATCCGTAAAATTTAATCTTCCGGTTTTCCAAATCTTCAAGATCTTGGGCAACAATATTCAGCGTCTTGCGGCGTGGATAATAAAACCGTTTACTCCAATTTCTTTTGCGCTCCATAAAGTAGATGAAGCTCTCAAAACGATAAAAGCTCTCTAACCGCAAGACTTCATAGAACTGATCCACAAGTTTGTATCCGCCTTTAATGTCGTGATTCTGCGCATATCGTTCAAGTTCCCATATGCTACCGCCCGCATTTTTCTGCGTAAATTCATTGATTAAAGCCTTTGTTCTTTCGGTTATAGTCAATCCGTAGTCAACGTCTTTTTCCGTCCGAATTGCCACATTGCACGCTTTCAAAAGGGCATCTATTACCTGTTCATCAACGCCTTTTCTCTGTATGTAGTTTTCATATCCATTTACTGCATTGATTAACTGCTTTGAAGCCAAATAAAAAGCACCTCCGCAAAAGCAGAAGTGCCTTGACCTCTGCCTATAATTTTTCTAGGTTAGCGACTAACTCTGTTTGTTAGCCGGTAAATATATTGTTAGATTGTTGGCATTGCATCACAGCAAGCCGGATGCAATTTCTGCACAAGTGCATTATAATCGTCAATTACATAGTTTGCCGGAATCATATATATTTTAATGCCATATCTTTTTGCTGTTTCAATTTCAATGTAGCATCCATTCCAATCCCAAGCATCGTTTATTCCAATAAATACATCAGCCTGTGCCAGCTTCTTAAGGCTTTCACCTAAATACCATACAGCTTCTTTGCTGTCTTTAGGTGGGTTATCCTCAATGTAGCTGTCGATAAGCTCTAATTCTTCGCCCTCGTATATTTCAGCAATCTTTTTCATCTTCTGAATGCTTGCTTTGATTTCTTCCTCTGTTCTGCCTTTCATTGGCACGCTTACAAATAATTTTTTCATAAAAATTCCTTTCCGCTGATAATCAGCAATCATTGTTCTAGCTGTAATATACTGTTTTGTGGCACAACGGACATTCACACTTGTAGTTGTCACCTTCTATTTGATTTCCGCAATATTGATATTCAGTCTTTTCCGCTTCAAAAACGGTTTTGCAATTCTTGCACTCAAACTTTAAAGGTTTTCTTTCGTACCTAAGGCTGCCTTCTTTGATTATTTTCATTTCCAATGCACCTTGAACCCTTTCTTTTTATACTCCTCTACGGATTTTTTAAGGCTCATATCGTCCTCATACTTTTCATTCAGCATAATCACCACATTGCCTTTTTCAATACCGTATATGTTGCAATTTGCAAGTTTCTTAGCCGTTCCAAGAATAGCTTTTGCCTGCTTGCGGCTCATTTCATAGGTTTTGGTTCCCATATTAACAGTCATTTCTCATAAACCTCTCAAAATCCTTTCTGCATTTAGGGCATAATTCATAAGTTTTCTTAAGTTTTCCGCAAAATCTTGTTTTGTAAAGCTCGCACAAAATTTCATCTTCTGTAAATCTAGCTACCGGTTCTGAATATGTACCAAACGGCACATATTGTAGCTGTTGTCTTGGCTTGAATTTTATTTCAGCACCGCACCTGTCGCAAGTGTGCCATTCTTTTTGATGTTTCATATAAATACCTCACTTATCACATTCGATTCCCGGAATGAATGTTCTTTTACCTATACAAGCATCTTCAAAAGTCGTAATTTCTATTGAACATCCGCAACTAAACGGGTCTAATGAACAATTTTCATGGTTAACACATTCGCATAAAACTTCTTTTTCCTGCTTCATCATTCCACCAACTTTCAAACTAATCCTAGCATATTCAAAATATCAAGTTCCGATGTCTGTGTTGTTTGAATAGTGTTTTAACATTGGGAGTCCGTGTCTTTTTCATAAAATATGCACTCTTTAGGGCATATAACTGGGTAAACAAAATAACAATCACTTTTCTCATTCACGCATGTGTAAGTCGCGCCAAGCACTCCGCAACTTAACATTCCGCAATATTTACAATCTGTAGGTTTCTGAAAAAGTATATTTTGTAATAATTTATTCATTCTTCCACCACCAAACTATTTATGATTCTTCCACCAAAACAACACTTTCCCATATGGTATAGTATGCGTTCCGTGCATAAATTCTTCTGAACCCTCATAAACAATTACAGAGTTAAAATCAATGCGCTCTTTAAATAATTCACAATTTTTAGTAACTTTTTCTAAAGCATAATTGATTGCTTCATCATAAGTCTTGAACCATTTTTCCGCTGCGCCATATGCAAGTGCGCAAGTTCCGCTCTCGTCAAATACGATATATCCGTCTTTGCTTTGCGTTAATTCATTCATTCTTCCACCACCTTAATATCCGTCATACTTGTTTTGAGTTACTGCCATCCGTCCTGCACCATTTTCGGTTTATATTCATGCTCTGTGTATCCTTCTCCATTGCAAAGGTCGCATTCTATGCTATTATATTCATATCTATCACTGCATTCCCAATATTCAGCCGGATTTTTTCTTATGGTAATTTTTCCAGAGCCGCCACACTTAGGGCATTTGTATTCCCTATTTCCTTGAACTTTCTTCAAGACATCTTTCAATGTTGTACTTTCTCCGTAATCTGCGATTAGGTTTTTATGTCATTTATCTTCACATTCTTTCACCAACTTTCTACCGCAGATAGGGCAAAAATTAATTTTTACGGCTCCTGCAACCTCTTTTCCATCGCTATTGTCGAAAATCATGTTATTTTCAGCTCCAAAAAGAACTAAATTTCCTTTACCATCAATGATTTTCTTTTTATTACGACAAAAATCACACATTCTTACGCCCCCAATCATAGCAAAAATCGGAATCCTCGTGAGATCCCGCGTCTTTTATGTGTAACAAATGTAATTGAATTGATGTGGCGAGGATTTGAACCTCGCAGAAAAGATTTACTTTCTCATAATGTCCCTGAGAAATACCTTCTCTGTATTGCATTTTGCAATAGACATTTCATAGCGTTTACCCATTCCGCCACACATCAACGCCCGACTTTTTCGAGCAAACGCAGTGTGTAGGATTCGAACCTACAAGGCGAATAAACGCCCGACCGGATAGCAACCGGCTCCAATTCCATTATGGGAACACTGCAAATGGCAATATCCAATCACTCAAAGGTTAACCAAACGCATTAGGAAATTTTGATTGTATCGCCTAACTGCTTTTGTTGTACTTCCTACTCACAGTCTTTTTGTTGTGCGTTATCTTTTTTGATTTCCACTCTCACATTCCGAAGAACCGAAAGGCCTCCCGAAGTTGGGATTGCAGGAATCGAACCAGCGACAACCCGGATATAAGCCGTGTCTTCTACCACTGAATTAAATCCCCATAACCGTCATCAGACGGTTAGCAATATATTTTACGTGCTATGCGTTACACGATTCCGGTTTACAGCTTTTCACCGGCAACTCAATGTTACCATGCAAGCCTATTTCCATGGTTCTACTCTGAATTAAATTATTGCAGAGCAATAGACAAGCATCGTATTTCAGCCAAAACATAGACCGCCTGCAAGCACACAGCATAATTTGACCGAGTAGGTGGGTGAGGATTTGCACCTCACATAAACCGTGCACTGTTCACATTGGAGGGAATCGAACCCATAGGACTTCAACCATGAGTTTTTAATCTTTGTCCTGTCTCTTCCATCTGCGCGTCTACCTATTCCGCCACCACCTAATTTCATGGCTCATGCACCGTGGGATAGATGCATGATAGAATACCACCGGACGGTCTCGCACCGTCCTTAACAGAATCGTCCTAGTGGCGAAAGGAGGAACCCAAATGCTTGAATCACTCAACCAAGGGTTCAAGTACATATGAAAAACATACGTGGTTACATGAAACGTCAGCATGTAACCAATTAGGCTACCGGGATTCGAACCAGGAATGCAGGAATCAAAATCCTGTGCCTTACCGTTTGGCAATAGCCCATCATTTCCAAATGGTCATAATATTCATTGCAAAGATCGCGTATGAAAGCAAATACCCCATTGCGTTTGAATTGTCTTTTTGTTTTACCTGTTCTCTCATAAGTCCCAGTATTACGAGGGCATCTGCCGCTGTTGCAATAACTTTCAAAGCCATATCAATATCTCCCATCCTCAAAGCTGTGTTCCTGTTTGAATCGTTCCATTTCATTTACGCTCATACCGAAGATCCCGGCAGATGAATCAGAGTCCGTATGTTCGAAATACTCGCCCTGCTGCGGAAACATAAACCGGAACATGGCATAATTCGCAACATCACACAGATATTCAAGATTCCCGGTCTCTTCAAACTTTGCAAGATTCATTTTCAAACTTTCGATTGCATCCACATTCCCATTTGCAAAATTCATTCTTGCCGGTCCGTATTTGTAATATGACTGTTCAATCAATCCTTTGCGCTTTTCATCAAAAGATGTGGAATACTCGGTTTTCATCAACTCATTGCCGCAGCTTGCCATTAAACATCACCTTCCGCTCTGTGGTTTGCTCTTTCAATGTCAAAGCCTTCCGGGTAACGTGCCTTAAGCTTGTCCACGTTCATTTGCATGATTTCATCAAGGCTCCATCCAAAGGATTCGCAAAGCATTGCAAGATACCAGCAAATATCGCCAGCTTCTTTCTTTGCATGGTCAATATCAAGCTGTTTCTCGTGGAAGATCCATTTTTTGATTATGTCGTTAAATTCTCCAACCTCACCAGATAGCCCGAGACAAGCATTGAAGACTCCGCCAAGGTCGTAATCTTGCAACGATGCGATATTGTTCTTCTTGCAAGATTTAAGCAAATCAAGTTTATCCGAAATTCTTTCTGTCGCCTTGCGATCATTTGTCCGCATGGCTAATTTCTGGTACTCATTTCCGGTCATATATCATTCTCCTGTCCGAAACACTCTTTTTGTTTTTAAAAATTTTTTTGGAAATGTAGTTGCGATTCGCAACGTGAAAGTGAATTGTTTGAGTTTATATTAAGCCAATTGCTGCAAAAAGTCAATGGGTGTTGTAAGTGGCTTTTTATTTTTGTAGGAATTTGAGGGACTTAGTAGCCGCCCGGTGGTCTTTCTGCCAGACCCCCTCCCCATCCTTTTTCTGCAAACATGGAAATCTAAAATATTTTCCGTTTCGTTTTGTTGTCATTGTGTGAAAATCAAATTGTTTTAATACAATTCATGCCATACCCTTGCAACTATTCGCAAAACCTAACTTTTCCGAATAGTTTACGAATAGTTAAAACTCTACAACCCTTGGTATTACTGCATTTGTGAATTGTAGAATAATCGCGCACAATTTAGACCGTATTATTTACCGCCACATCTGTAAATTGTGTGTCAATTGCGTGCAATTCTTGGCTCTTTTTCCCGTCCAGCCTTGGCAGCTCCTGCGCTGTGATTGCCTTGCGTTGCGTGGCATTATCGCCAATTCCGGGCTGATTCATTCCGAATTCGTTGTTTCCCACGAACATGGTGCCCACCGGGCTATTGGAGTCATACGCACGATCAAGGATGCAATCCTTACGAGATCGTTGCAATTTTTGCCACATCTTGAAAGTCAGCGAACTTGGTTCATCGCTAGCCCATATATCCATTGTGTTCGTTGGTATATTACAAAAATAACTAAATGCCACTGTACTTACCAGCTTACTGTAGACATTGGATATATATATATAATAATCACAAAGTTTATATAATACCTCTCTATCATACCTGTTACAGTTAGTTGGTATAGTTGCATTACCAAGAGGTTTCAAACTCTTGTCTTTTAGTACCGATGTATCTGGGAATAAATGCATACCAACATACTGCATTACAGCTTTCCATTGTCTCTGTCCAGCTTTCAGCAGATCTTCGATGTGAAATTCTATACAAGCGTTGTCTATTAAATCTTGTACAGTTGATGTGTATATCTGTACTGTGCCTAGATCCACTATAAGGGTTGTAAGATCTACACTCTCTATATCCTGCATATAGCTTTCACACCTCCAATTCTGTTTATCTCTCTGCTTTTGGTATACACTATTTCCGGGTTTAAAGTCAAGCCTTAATTTTTACGGCGGTATTATATACTTACGCCGCGCGCATATGCGGATATACACTTACAATAAACCTATAGGCTTTATATACAGTGTATTATTATTAATTTAAAAGATTAAGAAAAAGAGAGAGAAAGAGAAACATAGTTCTGAAAAAGCGACGTCAGACGATTGTGTCGCCTTATGTCATACGATTGTCAGACGATTTTTTGTAAAAACTGATACTATTCTATCATTTTTTGACTTATCAAAGACCTAATGAGCCTAGCCTTGTTTATAAAAAATTAAGAAAAATTTTATAGTTTGTTTACGGTTTTTGGAGATTTTGTAAGATATGCCCGGAAGCGTTGTTGTTTTTTGGATATGGCAAAAAGAAAAAGACAGCCGGAAAAGCTGCCCTTTGTTTGTGAATTATCTTTTATCTGTTATATATATGCCCTAAATACTCTTTTGGGTACCTTCTAACTCTATTCATGTGTATCTGTATGATAGTTTCTGCCGCTTCCCTTAATTCTGGATAAAACGATACAACCTCCATGATATACTCTGGCGCGTGTCCGGTATCGCGCTTATAGAAAACTCTATAATCATCAACATTATAATCATCCCCAATATCCAACAATATCTTGTGGTACAGTTCCTTTCTGCTGATCCCATAGGCACTACAAATCTGCTTAAATAGAGGTTCATGGTCTTTCATCCAAGTGTTAGCCAACGATGGATAATGACCTTCATGCGGTTGCGGTACATCACTTCGATTTATCACTTCGTTTTGCAACTTTCCACAATTGAAATATGAGCTTACAAGTCTTCTTTGCACTTTCCAAGACAAATCATCATGGAATGACTTTACAAGCATTAAATATCCTGTTTCTGTAAATAAAAAGACTTTCAAATTCGGGTTCCCTTTTAACGGTTCGGAATTAGGGACGAAATTCGTCCCGAACTCTTTTCTTGTTAATTCAAAGTAATCTTCGTTCAAAATAAAATGTTTTCTATTTTGTTTAAAACTACGCTTTGCCGTTCCGTTAGGTCTTTGATGTACTCTGTCTATATCATTAAAAGTTACAACCCTTTGAGAATCCCAAACTTTGATTGCTGGAATTTCCAATTTTTCTAATTCCTCCATTGCTTTCTCCTTTCTCTTTAGTTTTTGAACAAATCATTTCCGTTTTACCAACAAATTACTTATTTTCTAAGCTGTTTAAATCTTTTACAACCAATTCAGAAACATAAGCATTACAACTTTTTCCGGTCAATACTTTTATCCTGTTTTTTGTCCCCTTTGGTAAATTAACTGCTATTCTGTCAAACTTGTTATTGTAATTCTGAATAGCTTTCTTTGTATACTCTGGAGTTTTTGCCATTGTCTCACCTCTTTTAATATTCAATTTATATAAACATATTATCAATTATCGTTAAATATGTCAATATTCAAGTTATATAATCAGCTATGCGTATAATCATATATTCAACTTATATAATATTCACAATAGCCACACAAATTCAACTTATATATTTTGGTTATATTGTCGGTTGAATATTCAACTTATATATGTTACTGTATATTCATCAAGAAAAACACAAAACAGAAATGGAGAGAAACAATTATGGAAGAATTATTAAAAATTGCTTATGAAAACTTTTTAGACACAAACGATGTAAACAATTCAAAGAGTGTAAGAATTATCAATTCTGCTTGCTACAAGATGTATGATTCGGTTGACAGCCTTAAGGATGTGTTGAGCGAAAAACTGTATAACGACATTAGCGATAAGATAAGGGATGGTGTTTGCGACATTCAAGAAGCGGCTTTTATTGCTGGATTCGCGTGTTGCGCAAAGTTCCTTACAAATGGCAAAACAGACTTGTTACCAAACGAATAGAATTGAAAGGAGAATATTAAAATGGATGAATTTATTAAAATTGTATGTTCAAGTCAGCTTGACAATGAAACCGGAAATGCTTTTGTTGAATACTTTTCTCCCCTAACAGAGAAACTAAAAGGGGTATTAAGTGAAAATTTATATTCAGAGTTCGAGGAACTGCTTTTTAGTTGCTGTGCAAAGAATAATGATTTTTACATGACGGAAGGCGCGAAGCTCGCTATAGAAATAATGAAAGGTTCTTACATTCCGAAAGTCTGACACAAATCCGGCGGCGATTCAAACCGCCGGATTTATTTTTGCCCTAGCGCAACGATGTTTTCTTTCGTAAAAATCAAAGACCGCGCCGCATAGTCACTTTTGCTCAACTCTTCTATCAGCCTTTCCCTAGTCATTTCCGGATTCGTCCGGTGCACGTACTGTAAGAGTTCTGAAATTTTATCCATTATGCAACAACCTCCATAAGTTCAATCAATAGTCTGTCTGCTATTTCAAATACTTCTCTTCCGTATGTAGTCAAGAAGTCTGCTACAATTTCCTCTGTATCAATATCCATGTATACGTTATATGAAAGGCAGAATGCATGACATAATTCGTGGCACAACACACGGTCAAGGAACCTTCCGCGTAGATCATCCGCAAGATATATCGTTTTCGTGTCCCTGTCGGTCATTCCTACAGTTCTACTACCATCGCTACGCATTAGCATAGGGTTCTGACGCGATATTTTGACGATTTCCCACGTTTTATTGTTAATCTTGAACATCTTACCACCTCGCAAACAAAGAGGGCAAAACGCCCTCTCTATTACATTTTCGTGACAAGCGTAGTCAGCTTTGTCTTGGTCAACTGTTTCTCTTCCGGGGACATACCGGAAAACAGCTCTGTCACATCTTCTGAAAGAGATTTCATGTACTTTTCAAGCTCTTTCATCTTTGCGTCCTTATCTTCCGGCGAATTTCCGTTATGCATTTCCTTTGTCTCCATGTAACTTCTCCGACTCATACCGGCTCTGCCCTCTCTTGCATCGTGAGTACCGGTACTCATGCCGTTATTTCCGCTCATAGGCTCTGAATAATACATTTTCCCCATACTCATTCTGTCAAGGTCTCTCATTCGGTCGTATTCCGGCATTCTCTCCCATTCGTGGTAATCTTCCGGCATCTGGTGATAATATGGTGGCTCTACATATCCTCTGCGTGTTCCACGCCCTTTCGGCGCGAATCTTCCGTTTGAGTACCGGTACTCATTGTAGTATCTTCTTCCCGGATAATCCCCAAATTCTTCCACCATGCGCATGATTTCTTCATCTTCAGACTTTTTCATGGCTTCAACAATGTTGTAGTCTTTGTCAAAGCATACGATGTTCTTTGCAATCTCCGTCCAATCCTTGAGATCATCAAGGTTTTGACCCTCAAAATTCTCGATTCCGATGCCATCAACGTGGGCTTTCACGCAATCCATAATCTGTTTCGCAAATTTATGCATAATATCAAGCCTCCCTTACCGCAATCAAATTACTGTTCTGAACCTCTATAGCCTGTGTGGATGTATTCTGCACGGCTACGGTACTGCAACAACCGCAAGGCACATCAACGTATGCCTGTGCTGATACGTTAAAGAAATTCTCAACTGCGGCTGGCGTCACGATCATCTTTGTTGACTGTAAAGGCTCTCCGTCAACCGCGATTGCAAGCGAAATCTCTCCAACTGTGCCGCCTGTCGGGATCTGAATATTGCCGGAATACGACACAAGGAATCTAGCCTTGCACTGATTTGTGATACCTCTTAACTTGACAATTCCGCTTCCCTGTCTGTGTACAATACATTTGCTACCGCAAACAGGTGTTTCTGTAAATGCCACGTCTTCGCCGGCGGCAACGGTTTGTAATGCAATTCCTGTTACTTCCATTATCTTTACCTCTCTTTCACAAAATAAGGGCAAACATTACAGTCTGCCCTTTGATTCAAAAGTAATACTGCATAGCAGACATGATCGAGTTAAACTCAATTAAGATACTCAATTATTCAGTTTTAGCAGCCGCATCCGGTGTTGCATCCGCATCCATATGCATAAGCATTTGGGTTAGGTACGACATATGCCGGGATAGCAGACGGATTTACTGCATTGATAATCTGCTGCGTCTGAGCTGCCATCTGAGTTGTAAGCAGTGCGCTCTGACGATCCTGTGAAGCCGCTCTGCGAAGGTCGCTATTTTCTGCCTGTAAGCTAGAGATTTTCTCATTGCAGAGATAATCAAGAATAGCGCGTGTTCCTGCATTCTGACTGTCGATAATGTCTCTTGTGTTGCTGTTCATGGTGTTCTGCAAAGCGCAAGTGTTCTGTGCCATGTTGTAGTTTACGCCCTGGATAGCTTCTCTCGTTTCGCAGCAGCAGTTAGCAAGCTGTGACTGTAAAGCATTGGTATTCTGCATATTAGCGACTGTATCAGCATTGACAGCCTGCTGAATGCCGAAACCTGTCTGTAAAATGTTTGTGTTGATTCCGTTCATGCCGTTTTGAACTGCATAGAATCCGTCGCAAATTCCGTTTGTAATGCCGTCAAGTTTTGACACAACCGCCTGATTATCAAATCCGCGCTGGATTTCGCTTCCGACACCACCATTCATTCCGTTTCCTCCGAATCCGTTACCGAATCCACCCCATCCAAAGATGGCAAAGATAACGATAATGAACCATAACCATGAGCCTTCTGCGCCCCATCCGTTGTTATTTCCGTTTCCGTCAATGTTTGCGACAAGCGGAACAGATGCACAATTACCTGTGTTAAACATAGAATTTACCTCCATAATTCATTTTTTATATACATAATCTTGCAAGAATTAGTATCACATTCCTAATTGGCTTTTAAACGACTCAAAAGCCTTATCTGCGTCAATTCCCTTTTCTTTGCACAAATTCCTAGCCATCTGCTCGATGCCCTTGGAATCTCCCTTTTGTGCCATCTGCATAGCATTGCGAGCCATAGGGTTGCTCATTACGCTGTTATTCCCCATCATTTGTTGTAAAAACTGCTGTGGGTTTCTCATACCCTGTAACATCTGCATAGGATTCATTAAGACTCACTCTCCTTTTGTGTTCGTGAAGATTTTCTTTGCGTTTGCGAGGATAACTTATCTTCCAACTCTTCCATCTTTCCAAACAAACAATCCAATTTGTCAGTAATAGCCTTTGTCGCATCATCAGACAGCCCTATTTCAATTCTTTTATCATCAATCGAAGAATCCGCCATCTGCTCATTAAAAGGCTTGTAAACGGTCTTTCTGATTGTTCCGTTGGCATCCCATTGTTTTGCTACGATTGCGCTCATGTCTTGCATCGGGAAAAACGCAACGCTTCCATCCATAGGTACATCATTCGCCATGATTGCTGATTCCGACTGCACTACCTTTCCTTGGATACCAAGAAACTGCGGTTGCATCTGCGGAATCTGTGGCTCTGGCTGTTGAAATCTCTGCATTGGGTTGTACTGATATGCGGCATAGCTTGGGTTTGGGTTAAATGTCATATTCTGATTTTGCATCTGATACATTCTCTTCCTCCAATACTTCCTTGATTGCGTGAATCATAGCTGACTGATACACGAGCGGAACCTTTGACACATCTTCTCTCGTTAAGATTTTTTCAAGAATTTCATCTGTAAATAACATTCCGCATCCCTCCTATGCTTATATTTTTGCATAAAAAAATACGGTTCTTCCGCAAAAAATAAGCAGAAAAACCGCATAAAAAAGAACGCCCAAAGCGTTCCAAGTCTACCATTTTCAGAAAGAATCTAAAGCACTTGTGCAGACTCCTTTCTTTTGTGTTCAGTTTTTGAGTACCATTTTGAGTACCAAAGTTTTTTAAGACGCCGCAAACACAGTGTTTATGCGACTTTTAAAACAGTCCGTACGGGAATCGAACCCTAAAGTAATTGTCTTGAAACGGCTTAAAATAGCCATTCTTTCAATTTTTCTTTGAGTACCTTTGAGTACTAGGGACTCATAATGCTTCAATTAAGTCAAGTTCCTGTCTCTTTTCCTCGATTCCGGTACGATCAAAATAATAATGATCTTTTGTGCAACTAATGTCTGTATGCCCCATAGTATCAAGGATTGTGGACTCTTTCACTTTTCCGTCGAGCAAGATGCTTCCGTATGTCTTTCGGATTTTGTGCGGAGATTTCACTTTCATTCGCAGTTCATGTTCGCAGATATACCGCAAACGTTCACGAAAGTTGTAGGATTTCAGCCGTTCTCCGTCTCTCTCAAATAGATACTCCCCGAAGGGATTTCTCTTTCGTACTTCATCAAGAATCCATTTGTACTTATCCGGCAATATGGCAAATCGCAATCCGGCTTCTGATTTCGGAAAATCTTTGACCTCATAGTGAAAGCCATCATCATCACGGTAACGAGTCTCTGTAGAATTGATCGCAACCGTGTAGTTTTCAACATCTTTCCGCTTTAATGCCGACAATTCCCCGACGCGTACTCCTGTCTTAAACATAAATAGCAATCCAAGGTTCACGATATCCAAGTGATTCCTTAAGTACATCTCCATGCGTTCCTTTTCATCCGGCATATATACTTGGTCTTTTGCCTGCCGAACTACGTGCTTAAATGCTTTTGGCGATATATCCATATCTTTCAGCGTGTATGTAATGGAAAACTTAACATACTTCTTCCGCTTGGCATACTTAAAGATTCCATAAATCAGCGTCCGGAAGTTTGAGAATGCCTTGGAAGTCATGTCAAAATCATGAATGCTGTTTCGTATAAAAGTTTCAAGGTCGCATTCGTCTACACTTTTGATTTTCTTATCCTTGATGCCATCAAAGTACCTCTGAAAGTCCATTAAGTATCTGTCATAGGTTGCCCTGCTTATCTCTTCAAGTTCCAGCTTTTGTGAAATCCAACGGTTGAAGATTTCCGCTATTGTAGGATCGTCTTCCCTCTCTTTCCAATAATCAATGATTTTCTGCTCGACCGCTTCTCTGCGTTTTGCCTTGATTTTCCGTCTGCCTTTAACTTCATCCGGCAGATATGAGTACCAGTTCTCATCCTTTCCTTGATAGATTTTATAAGGGTTTTTGTTGAGTAATTTTTCTCTCTTTTGCATAGTGACTTGTTTCTGCACAAGTGCTATGTCGAGAATACCACTATCAACGGCATATTTCAACAGTTCTTTTTCATCCAATCAAATACCCCCGTTCTTTCTATTTTATCCTTTATATCTCTCACTCTGTACTCTATCGTTCTTAGTGATAGATTTTCTTTTGTGGATATTTGCTTTTGTGAAAAACCACGGCAGAGAAGAGAGAAAATCCTCTCCTCTTCTTCCGTGAAATTGGCATTTTCTTTAATGTGTTCAAGTTCTGGCTTAATGAATTTTGTAAATTTCATAAGCCATTTCTCCTTATTTTATTGATTGATATTTGAGTTTTTAATGTTGGAAATCTGATAATAATTGATAACTATTGATTTCTCCATATTTCTTCATCAAGAATATATTGTCTGATAAATCTATCTGCGTACTGTGGATGTATCATTGACCTTTGCGTTTTAACTGATAGTCCATCGTCATTTACCCTACTTTTTGCTATTATTTTCGTTTTTACATAATCAATAGTTTCGAATACGAGATTGTTTTTGGGCTTAAAATTCACAAACCAATATTGTGTCGGCTTTTTATAGTAATCTCCATTTTTTGTTCTATCTTTGTCTACCAGGTCAGGTTTTAAGCACCAATACGATGTAAGATAATGCGGTTGATTATACGGATTTTCTATAACTAATCTTATTTTTCGTCTTATACAATTTATGACTAATTTATTAAGTAATCCGTAAAATTCATTCAATGCATCGTGCCTTTTTATTGCATTTTCGCATTTCTTTTCCAAACTCCAATTTCTTTGTGAATAATTATTACCAGAAAACCATAATTGGCTTTGACATTCAAAATAAGTGCAAGGGAAAAATGCAAATATCAAATCATCAGGGCTTATCTTATCAAACAAACTCGGCTCACCTTGATACCCCCCCTCAATCTCTTTAAAAAGGTCAGTAACATAATCTGTTTCGCCAAATTCGTTCTGAATATCATAGTCGTAGGCTTCAATCCCATACTTCTTGAAAGCATTCTTGAATGTACCGGACTGTTCAAATAAACAATGTACTGTCATTCCGCACCTCCGATAAAATCACTTAATCTCATTTGTGCCATTTCGGTATCTAACCTCTGCTTTGATATCTTGTAATAGTATTCGTCAAGCTCAAACCCAACAAATTTATGGTTAGTGTTATAGCAAGCTATCAAGCTACTCGCACTGCCTACATGAGTATCAAGGATAATATCATCAGTTTTTGCATATCTGCTTAACAGCCATTCGTATAATGCCACCGGTTTTTGCGTGGGATGTATGCGCTTTTCGTTTAATCTTTTGTTACCCTGTTGGATAGTACCTTCAGTAATTGATTTTCCTTGAAACATTCCTCGCCACATATAGCGAAAAATATCAATCCTATCATTCATACTGCAGTATGCTATTTCTGCGTCTGACTGGTCGCTTCCATCGTTGCATTTATCCCAAACGATACGACCGCCTATTAGGGGATAACCAAAGTAATTGCAGCCAAAAATAATTTGATTTTTTGAAACCCTCATAAGTTCATTGAAGTATTCTTCTGAAGGTGGCTCATTATCCCATTTCCGATTTTCGTACTGCCCATCTTTTACGAATATTTTACTTCCGTTTTTCTGTCTGACATATCCGCTTCTATTTCTTCCGCCGTGTTCCTTTCTCCCGTATGGTGGGTCTACAATCGCAAGGTCAAAATATTTGTCAGGAAATTCTTTCATTCCTTGCATACAATCCATGTTGTAATATCCAAAATCTAACATTTGCTCTCACCAAAAGGAAACCTCGGTTTTATGTCCGGACAACCATTTCCTTTCTGATAATTTTTAATTTAAACTTAAATAACACATAATTCCACAATCCGGCATAATCTCTGTATTCATATCTCCCCTGTTCGGGTCTAATTCATCCAGATATACCGGGCCGTTTTTGTCTTTCAACATGGAGTGCCTGACTTCTCTTTCCAACTTTGCCCGACTTTCAAAAACTTCCGGAAAATCCTTTCTGATATGGTTCCAATAACCCATACCACCTTTTACACAGCCGACACAGTTATTGTTCGCATATCCAAGTTCGTACATCTTTGGTCGGGCAAAATCAAAAATCCGTTCAAACAATCCGTGTACCTCTTCTTTTGACAATCCTCTGTCAATCAATGGAAATTCATGTTGCGCCTGTGGATTAGCTTCAATGGTTCTTTCTGTCCTTTCAGTTTCCTTAAGGTCAAATCCCCACACATAAGTAATCTCGTAATCCGTGTGTCTGGATTCCCACTCTTTACGAATCCGCTTTTTCAGCCAATTAGTACATGGCGCAAATCCGTTAGCCGAATTTTTAAAACCGCCAAACACTCTTACGCAATCTTCTACATTTCGATATTCCGTTGATCGTAGCACTGTGATTTTCTTTCCGATTGCTTTTTCACAATCTTCAATAAATCTCATGCTGTCTGGATGTTGGTCTGCAATGTCAATGTAAATCCATTCGTCTACATCTCCAGCAAGATATCCTGCCATAAAACTTGATATTCCAGCGCTTATCCAACATACCTTTAGTTTCTTTTTTGTCATAACACCACGCTACAAATCCATGTATCGTGGATAAGGAATATAGGCTTCCCATGCTGACGGTCTGAAACTCACATAAGTCAAATATGCTATATGTGCGCTACTTCAAATTCCACCTTATCGAATCATCAACGCTACTATTATTCCCTTTATGCAAAATCTTTGACACCTTTAAGTTGCAACCTCGGTTTACCGAGGATTCGTTATTCCTTTCTTTCTTTTAAAATTTCATCCAAGCAGGCATTCCAGCCTTTATCAAATCTTCCATTATCACAATAATCAGGATGATTTGCTTTCTCTGGCAGTTCCCAGAGCGGACACCAATCCGGCTTTTCTCCGTCTGGTAAAAGTTTTCCTACCGCACAGCACAGATATTCGTCATCATTCTCTGTCTCATAGCACAATGTACATTTCTGGCACACCTGTTCTGGCATATCCATAACCAATACTGCTTTAGACATTTCTCACACTCCTTCCGGTTTTTCACACCGCTCAAATTCGATAACCCAAACCCACGGATTCGCATCCCAGCCGTAGCGGTCAAGGTCGGACTTTTTGATGGTACTGTTCCAAATCCCTATAAACGATGTAATTGTCATGTTTTCATCAAGTCCTCCATTTGTGTGGATATACTTATCTGCTCCTTCTGCCAACGCACTTTCTGCGCTGATCTCCCGCAACCGCTCCACTCTCACATTCGTAACCTTAAGCCAGATACGTGCCGCTTCTTTTGGCATGTGGATGGACGGGTGCCACTTAATCACATTTCCAAGATGGTCAATATTCTCCCCGTCTGCCTTATATACATATCCAAA